AGGTCAACGATACCTCGCACCCACCTGCTGTCTGAATAAAAGTCGCACGGCTGCTTGTCAGGAGTAAGCGCCATCTGATGTTCGGGGTACCGTGTGCCGGGTATAGCCAACAACTCATCAAGCACGGGCTTTATGAATTGATAGTTCTTCGCAAGCGGCTTACCTTCACGAACATAATCTTCAAGCGCCTTGTGAACCTCCGTCCCGTATAGCATTTGCTCCGTAACTTTCTTGGTGCAATCTTTTGCTACCTTGGTGTGGTAGTACTGCTTCGGGCAGTTCAAGAACTCCTTGAGACTGCTGTAACTCCATTGAACCATCAACACTCCCCATAAGACTCACCACATTTTGCTTCGCAAGCAATAGGCAAGCCCGTAGCCCAGTTAGGAGCAGTAGACATTACTTGCGTTATAAATGCAAGTGCCTGATCCTTATCGGGTTTAGGGGCAACAATCACCGCTGCGTCATGGACTGTCAGGACGGGTCGATAGGTGTCACGCATGTTCAGCATCTGTTCCCCAACGACTATTCGGGCAAGTGCCTGTACCACGTTCTCAACCATGGCCCCACCCCAGATAGACACAGTTCCTTTGCGCGAGTCATATACCAACTTATCGTTCTCGCTACGTAGATTGGGGTAACGGATGTACAAGCCATTAGGTAGTCTGATGCCCCTGCTATCAATCACCACGCACTCTTGAACGCCCAGATAGAACGGTGCCTTGCCTTCGGGCCAAGACATCATGCACTTCAACGCATAATCACACTCTCTCCACAACTCGACGATCTTGTCGTTAGTGCTGCGGTAAAGATCGACGATGCGCTTGCACTCTTCTTCAGATAAGTCAGCGCCGGGCGGCTGAGTCTTCAGCGTGTGACGTAACTTGGCAGCGCCAGTCCCGTACCCTAGTCCAAGGATGCAGGTCTTACCGACGAAGCGTTCGACCGGGTTGGCCTTGCTGATGGGCTGCTTATAGATCTTTGTGGCAAAGATGCTGTACACATCGTCACCCTTGCGGAACTGTTCGGTAACATCGTCCTGTCCTGCAAGCCACGCCAAGACACGCGCCTCGATCTGTGATGAATCACAGTTAATTACGATGTGATCGTCGGGGGCAGAGATCGAATTTTTCAAAGCCTTCTTCTTTTTATCCCGGCTTGGGAGGTTCTGGAAGTTGACTGAATCAGCACCGGCCCAACGGCCTGTGTGTGCGCCGTAGTACTTTAGCGGGATGGGCAGCAGCCCCTTGTTCCTAGCACCGATGCCGATGAACCGCTCGACACGCGACTCCTCGATGGTGGACTTAGTACCCAGACGCACCGCGCAAAGGTGTTGCACAACGGAGTTATCGTGTTCCGATAACTCGATGAAGCCTTCATCGTTCTTGGCAAGGGCGTAGGTCTCCTTACCCGTGGTCAGGCTCGTCTTCATGGGCGGCTCGATACCGAACGAGCGCAGCACCTCAGCGAACTGTGGGTTGCTTGCTAACTTCTTGCGTACATCTTCCTCAGTATCACAGTTCAATTGGCTTTTCAGTCCGCCAAGTAGAGTTTGCTTCTCCTGTTTAATTTCATCTAACCGTTCTACGAGCAGCGCGTCGTTGACTCGCAACACCGGCTGCGTATACATCCGGAGGGTCATGTCGATAAGGTCAAGTTCGTTCTGCGGGAAGTAGTCCGACATGAGGACGTTGAATAACTTGAACGTCAGGTCCACGTCGTTGATGCAGTATGCGCCGTAACGCGCCAAGTCCTCTGAGGTGAAGTCCTTGCGGTACTTGCCCAGAGCGTTGATGACCTCGGTACCCTTCTCACCCAACTGATACCGCTCAACCAGAGCCTTGAGAGAACCACCCGCATCCACGCCATGAATGGCACGGGCCATACACAGCGTATCGAAGTAGTACGCCGGGGTTATACCGAACGCGAACGACAGGATGCCGCCATCAAACTGCGCGTTGTGACACAACAGCGCAGAATCAGACCAGTCGATTTCGTCTAGTGTCTGTTTGATTTCTTTATGAGTTCCTGTAAACCAACGCGGCTCGCCGTCGTCGATTTTTATACCGACGCCAATAACTTCAAACCTAGGATCACGTATGTACTCCTCCGTTGTCATGCGAGACAGGGAGAAGTCCTTGGCATAATACGTCTCGAAATCAAGTGTGATAAAACTCACCCTACACCTCTTTTGGTTTGTTCATGCTGTGCAGCCACCCCTTGGGGGTCAGGGTATACCCTGCGGCTTTCAACTCATCTTCAGTGCGGCACCGACCACCTATCAGACGATGCAGCCTTATGGACTCAGGACTGGCAAACAAATGCCAACACTCATTACATCTTCTTTCGCGTTTTTGCTTCACTCTTTGACTCCACTTCCATCCGACTTCTGTACCCTGCATCCCACGCAAACTCCCAAGCGATGCACCACAGTTCGTAGTAGCACCCGCCCAGAGGGAACCTGAATCCGTGTTCGTCCTTTGGGAACCCGTGGTCTCTCAGGTTTTTACCCTGTCTACTTTTAATGAGTTTGTCCCACGCCTTCTCCCGGTCAGGATCGGCTATCGGGTAATCAACGCAGTCAGCGACGGACTTTGCTTTGAGCCTTACTGCCTTTGCCATTTTCCAACTCCCTCACTCGTTTACGTAGATAAACAATCTCATCACGGCACGCCCAGAGCACGCTGCCTACCGTCAGGAACTTGAACTCGGTCGTGGTAGAGAAGTCGTTCAGTTCATCAGGCAAGACGCGGATCAGATCAAGTATGTCTTCTTCTGTACCCACCTCACTCCTCCTTCGGCAACATAAATATCGGCGTGTACTCACCGACGTAAGACCCGACCACGTTGTACTCCATCCACTCGATAGCCTCCTCGTGGGTCATGTCCTCACGCAAGATAAGTATCTCCACGCACTTGTCGTAGTCATAGATGGCAATCAGTTTTGTATGTTGCCACCCAAGCCCGATGAGCGCGTCCTCAAAGCCATCTGCGTAGAGCGTGTTCGGGTCAAGTGGTTCGTCGGTCATGATTTGTTTTCCTCACCCCTCGCCCGAATCGCGGCGGCACAATCATTTCCATTGGCATGCATCCACCCATCACACGCCTTCGCACACGCCTCGCGCTCCTGCTTCGCACCCCATTCGGCGGCGAGAGTGGCAAAAATGAGGAAACGCGGCTCCGGTGAAGCCTCCGCAGCCTTAAGCCAGTCGTTGATTTGTTCGTTGCTTGGGGTCACAACCTCACCTCCACTGCGTCACAGCAAACAAAAACCCGACGACGGACATCAGCAGCACAACTCCAAGTATGACGCTCAGAGTATCAATCGTGCTGTCGGCTTCCGCCAGTTTGTCTTTCAGGACGATAAGTTCTTTGTCTTTGAGGAACAGCGAGTTCTTGTGCAGCGAGTTCTCACGCAGCAACCCACGTATCTCTTGGTTCAGCCTGTCCTTGCTGTACTCCATACCTCTTGGCTCGTTCACCAGTATTCCCTCCCGCCCCTTGAGCAGCGATAGTTGGGAGGGGGGACTCGCCCCCACTCCCGTGTGACATTGTATTTGCGCTGTCGCCACCACCGTTTGATGGCGCGGAACATCACGCACCCTTCCTCGCGTCGATCTCACGCTTGAGATACCACGCAGCCTTCTCCAAGTCCTGCACAGGGTCGGAGTCCTTCTTACCCGCACGACTCACGTATTTAATTACGTTACCCAAACGATAGTTCAAGTCTTTCGCTTCGATGAAGTCGATGACTTCGATGCCACCGGCCTTATAGTGCGGAGGATGGTTCACGGGGTCAGGCTTTTTGTACAGGGCATCAACCTTCTTGATGTATTCCTTCTCAGCCTTCACCACCTTCGGGTCGTGGCTACGCTCGACTTGCGTCTTCTTCTGCTTCTCCTTCTGCTTTTCCTTCCAGATGACAGTCCAGACGTTATTCTTTGAGACGCCCAATCGCTTGGCGATTTCAGCGATGCTCGTACCCTTCGCCATATAGCGGCGAATCTTTGCACTCATAGTCATAACTTTATTAACTCCTTTAAAGTATCAACATTGGTTTCATCAATCACGAGAGCAACCCCACCCGCTTCGCGTATGCGTTTCATGTTCGCTTCTTGAAGCGCGGTTGGTTTGTTCCCATTTGCCTTACACTCTATACCATAGAACAACCCTCCTTTACAAACTAAAAAGTCAGGGACGCCAGAAGAACCCATACCAGTTCCCATAGGCATGGCGTAGTACGCGCCAACTTCTGCAAGAACTTTCTTCACCTTCGCTTTGACTTTGCCTTCCGGGGTCATCGCAGTTTCTCCGTTACATGTTCAGCGCCAATCTGTAATTTCTCCAGCAGATCAATTGACGTGACGACGTAAAAGTATTTGTCATTCACACGCCACCCTATGTCCTCAAACCCTTCGGGACACTCACGCTTGCTCGACTCGTATGCTGCCCTCAACACCACACCATTCGGTGCGACTGCGTAGTCCATCTTGTCCCTAGTGGATAGATGTTTGTTATCACATGCCATGATCATAGCGAGTCGTTCTTTGAGCCAGTCCGGTAACTCGGCGTGCGTAAAGTATCTACAGTAGTTCTCGGCAACCCATACGGTAATCATCTTATTACCTACCCTGATGGGTAAGTGTATGGCTTGACCTTCGTGAGAACTGTATACGCCAAACGTCATACCGTTTTATCCATCACGATGATGGGGGACTCGGAGGAGTAAGATTGCGTTATCGCGCCGATATCAGGATATACGTTGTTGCCATGCTCCATGCTGCCTGATTTCGGGATGAGCGATTTGTCAGACTTGGTATGTAACTTGAGCATAGTCAACTGCATCTCAATATCCCGCCGGATGTCAATGTCAATGTCAGCGAACGACTTGTACCACTTGAACGGCACTACGATTTCGTCGTACTTAAAGGGAAGATTAGAAGGCAGCGAACCCATGCTAATGTAATTGTCCACCGCTGCTTGTAACGGTTGCCTGCTTATCGCTCCAACGATGACTGAATCATCGAACATGTCGCTGAGCAATACCCATTTGTCATTGCTAAACATCTGCCTGATGTCAACCGCGTAATCGCATACTTTTTTCCGTTGATCAACGTAAGCACGATACTGTGACTCGATGTGCGCTAACACACTTTGCGGGGCTTCTATTTTACTCATGTCGCCCATGTACATCATGGCAAGGGCGATAACTGCATCGTTGTTGAGTGTTATCCTGCCTAGTTTATTGGCACCGCTTTTGCTAAGAGTGCTATCAAGCATACGTTCAAGTCTGTTACCAATGAAATTTTTAGCGTCTACCCACCTGTTAACTAGCACGTTGTATGGGTCAGTACCCGGCGTCTTTATTTTACGAACGATATACTTGACGTTGCTGCTCCTGACCGATGACCATATCGACGTGAGCACCGACTTGTTCCGGTGTGGTTCGTTTATACCGCCGAATAAGATATCCGCTTTGGGGTCAAGCGAATCCGCGAACATACCGGCAACACTAAACCCTATGCGATTAGTCAGCGTCACGCCTCTGATATGTTTGCTACCGTCAAATCTAATTATGTCGCCCACCACCAACGAGTCATGGCTGTCTTTTACCTGATTGATAGCGGCTACGATGATGGGCCAGAACCGGCTATCCATTATCTCCTTCTTGGTAACATCGTCATGAAGATCTTGTAAGAAAAACGGGGGAGCGGACTGTACATTCATGTTCATAACATATCTCCTCAGTTGTTGATGTTTACTTTCTGCGTACCGGCGGGTGCCTTAAACGACTTGTTGCCGTTCTTGTCGATAATCCATAGCGTAGGCGTTGCCACCTTCCAATCAAGATTGTCTTCAATATGCCCGTCAGTCAGCATGATGAGGCAGTCAGCATCCATACGATGCTCGGTCATATACTTACTCACGCATGCCGCCGTAGTGCCACCACCACCTGCGGGTTTCATCAGCGATGCGATGTTGGCGTAGTTGCCTTCCGTAAAGACCTGCTTGCCACGCACCTTCGTGTCCCACCACAGAATCACCACCTCGTCAGGCGGCATCACCTCGCACAACTGCTTGACGTGCGATGCGACAAGGTTCAACTGCTCCTGACGAATACTCCCAGATGTGTCGATACCCAGTACGACGCGCCCGATCTTCTCGGAGTACATCGTTGGTAGGTACAAATCATCTGCCAACCTACGACGGTTCATGCGTGCGTAGGTGTACTCGTCATACCCGCGCATAGTGCTAGTCCAGAAGTCTCGCAACACCTCACGCCAATCAATCTCCGGCTTCATCAGGTCAGTAATTTGTCGTGGCAATTTGTTACCGAACTTGCCCGCAAGCAGCCCGCCTTGATGAATGGCCTCCTGTACCTTTTCATCGTGTTGCTTAATCTCCTCCGGCGTCATCTTGTCGATGGCATCGAAGTCATGTTCGTCAAGCGGCTCACCACCGCCCATGCCACCGCCACCGTTCTCCTCAGCGTCCTTCTCAAGGTAGTCGTACACCTGACGCACAGACCATCCGGCAAACATCGGGTGATACAGCGCACCGGGCGGCAACTGGACGACAGACTTGTCCTTGATGTCATGGATCATGTCATTCACAACATAGTCCATAGCAACGTTGGCAAGTCTCGCGTTCTTCTTCATCAAGTCACGATGGCGTGGCAGATGCTTGAGCAACACATGGAAATTCTCGTGCATCACAAGACCTGCGACCTGCGGTCGGGTCAACTTCTCCATGAACTTGGCACCGTAACGCTTGTTCACACCATCGGTGTAAGCGGTCGGACACAACTTCGGGTCATGCACTACGCTGCTCTCGCCCATCATGATGATACCTGCGTACTGGCAAGTCTCAGGATGCTTGAGCAAGTCAACGTGCGCCCTCTTCAACTCGAACTCTGGGTCGTACTTCATGACAGCATTCATAACGATACCTCCAATTAAACGAGCAACTCGTAGTTATTCTTCGCCCACTCCATGATGCGCTTGTTATTCTTAGCAAGCCGCACGACACGCTTACTCTGCATGGACATGGTGAAGAACAGCGACTCAATCTCGACGGACTTCACCCGCTCGATGAACTGCATGAAACTGCTCAGGTCATCCTGCGTCTCGATGGTGTCGATGGCGTTGAATGTCATGAGGAACACAGCAGACTTGTTAGCAGGGATTGGAACTCCAGTAGGATCCGCAATCACCTTGCTCACCGGCACCAACTCCCGCTCCAACTTCATGAAGATACTCATGTCCTTGGCAGCGGCGGCACCGATAACACCTGCGAGTGCTGTCTCAGTCACACGGTCACCGGCCTTCTCACGATTACGCACCACAACGCTAGACTTGGCGAGACTGCGAGGCGATACGAATGACAACTCACGCTTCGATGGGTTGAAGATGTACGGGTTATCGTCCTGTCCACCATCAAGGTACGAGGCGAGTGCAGACGGGTTCATAGCCACCCATGCACGGATGACACTAGGTATGTTGTTGTTACCCGCCCATGTCAGCCACTCGTTAGCGTTCGGCTTGCGTATCCGTACACGCATCGTGCGATTGCCGGAGTGTGCCAACTGACTGTCGCCTACTCCGTCGCTCTCGTTGTTACTCGTAGCAAACACCATGCTACCTTCGGGCAACGGGGTGTCACCGATGCAACGCTCAAGCATGAGTCGTGTCCACATTGCTTGCAGCAACTTCGGAGTCTTCATGAACTCATCAAGCATGATG